TTATTATATTTCATAATTATTATTAATATAATATAATATAATATAATATAATATAATAATCATTGTTATTATATATTTGTAATATACTTCGTATATTACAAATAACCTTTCTTTCCTCCTCGTCCCCTCCACCACCCATATTATAATTATTAAATTATTATTTGTCAATACATTTTTTAAAAAATACAATTACATACAACTTTAGAATTGTATACATATTATTTTTTAAAAAATCTCTTGACACAAGACAATTTGTTCACTATAATATGGGTGGCGGTGGGGGAAGGGTGGTACTAATAATTAATAATATATTACTAATAATTATTATTATTAATTATATAATATAATATATTATAATATAATAATTATTATTTAATATATAGCTATCATATACTTCGTATATTATAGCTAACCTTTTCTTACCGCCCTTCCCCCCTCCACCACCCATATTATAATTATTAAATTATTATTTGTCAATATATATTATAAAAATTATATATATATTTTTATAATAATAATTAAAAAATATATTGACAAATAATAACTGTATAGTATAATATATTATATAATATTATTATAGAAGACATACTAAAACAGTAGGAATAATATATTCAAAAATAATTAAAAATAATAAAGATCTTTGTTGACAAACAAGGTCTTTGACGATATAATAGAACAGGAGAAATATTTTTCAATGGAGGAAAATTTTAACGCTTTATTTGACTTAGAAATATTTTCTTCTGAGTATGAGTGTTTATGTGGAAGTACAGATATAGATGCTTTAATTTGCTTAGAAGAAAGATATATCAAGTTTGTTTGTAATGAATGTGGAATCAATGAAGTTCTGTATTTTTAATATAGAATAGGGAAATTTGGTATTTTTACCAAGAAATTTAAAATTAAATCTAAGTTGACAAGAAAGGACGTACCGTGATCGTTATTAAGAGAGACGGAAAAAAAGTTCCTTTTATCAAAGGAAAGATTACAGCCGCTATTATAAAAGCTTTTTATGAAGTAGATTCTGAAATTAAAACAGAATCAAGTAAAATAGCAATTAATATCGGCAATTACATCGAACAACTCAACAAAAAAGAAATTTCTGTGGAGGAAATTCAAGATATTGTTGAAAAAAAATTAATGTCAACAAACAGAAAAGATGTTGCCAAAGCATATGTAAAATATCGTTATTTACATAATCTTGCAAGAGATGATTATGAAACACTTATGAACGCTATTGAATCTAAATTAATGGCAAAAGATGTTCAGAATCAAAATGCAAATATTGATGAAAAAAGTTTTGGCGGACGTGTGGGAGAAGCAACAGACTATGTTATGAAAGAGTTCGCTCTGAAATATTGTATGTCTGAACTTTCTGCACGAAATCATCTTGAAAATGAAATTTATATTCATGATCTTAATTCTTATGCAGTTGGTCAATCAGGCCCTTATTGTCAGTAATGATAATAAGAATTCTCTTGAATTGCGGGAACTTCTTTAAAGACTTATAAACTACAATAGATAATTTTGAAATATAGATAAACTATGAATGTTCTAAAAATTATAAGTATTAGAAAATCTGCATCCAAATTTCGAATAGAAATAGGTTCAACGACTAAGTACCTATGAGTATAGGACAGCAGGAGATTGCCATGCACAAATGGTAAAAGATATAGTCTATGCTTTGTAGAAATACAAAGAAAAAATTATTTATTTATATAATTGATTTATGTAATAGATAATTTCTTTATATATGTAACGAATATATGAAGTAATAAAACAGATGCATAACTGCCTAAGTATCCCGTTTGATGATTTGTTAGCAAAGGGATTTAATACTCGACAAACAGATGTTCGTCCTGCACAATCAGTGAATACAGCTTTTCAGTTAGTAGCTGTGATTTTTCAATTACAATCTTTAATGCAGTTCGGCGGTGTTGCCGCGACTCATATTGACTGGACAATGGTTCCATATGTCAGAAAAAGTTTTATTAAACATTGGAAGACAGCATGTGAATATATTGATCCAACTTGCAAAATTATTCCTACAGAAGATGATTCTATTGATTCTAATGAATATAAATCATATAAAAAAATATATGATTATGCATTAGATATGACAAAAAAAGAGATAGATCAAGCTGTTGAGGGGATGTTCCATAATTTAAATACTTTACAATCAAGATCGGGGAACCAATTGCCGTTTACCTCGATTAATTATGGAACATGTACTTTGACTGAGGGAAGAATGATAACTAAGTCAATTTTGGAGACTTCTATTAAAGGCATCGGGAAACTGAATCGAACCAGCGTATTCCCTTGTCAGATCTTCCAGTGCATGAAAGGTGTGAATCGGAATCCAGAAGATCCAAATTATGATTTATTTCGCTTGGCATTAAAGTCAACAGCGCACAGATTGTATCCAAATTACAGCAATGTAGATTGGAGTACAAACGCAGGATATGATATTAATGATCCGAAAACTTACGTATCTACAATGGGATGTCGCACCTATAACGGATATGATATTAATGGATTAGGACAGTTAAAGGATGGCAGAGGAAATATTGCACCTGTTACCATTATTTTGCCTGTATTAGCTATGCAAGCAAAAATTAAAGGTGGTGATATTGTTGCGAATTTCATGGAAATTCTTGATACAAAAATTCATGAAGCAAGAGACATGCTGATTGAACGCTTTGAATGGATTTGTTCTCAATCCGCTGATTCTGCTAAATTCATGTATGAAAATAATTTGATGGCAGGATATGTCCCAGAAGAAGGAATTCGAAGTGCTTTAAAACATGGAACGCTCGTAGTGGGTCAGTTGGGATTGGCTGAAACTTTGCAAATTTTAATTAATTGCGATCATACCACAAAGGCTGGAATGGAATTAGCAAAAGAAATTGAACAAAAGTTCAAAACTTTATGTGCTCAATTTAAAGAAGAAGAACATTTAAACTTTGGTGTTTATTTTACCCCTGAACATAAAATATAATGTCTGCGGGGGCTGATATAGCAATATATCATGAAAAAACTGCTTAAAACGGTGAACTTGTAAAAGAATACCGTGCTAAATTTATTGTTTAACTATCTGTGGAGTACAATATAAATGAGTAATTATATCAAAACATTACCCAAGGATGCACAACAAGTAAAAAATGCTTTAAATTGGGTTTCTCCTGATGGAAAGTTGTATGGACAGGAAACAAGAAAAAATAAAAATTATGGAAAATATTTTCAATATGCAACTACAATAAATAAACATAATGGATATGTTTATGCTCCAATTAAATATATTATGAATGATAATTCATATCAATTAAGACAACGAAGATTGCATATCGTAATTGCTGAAACTCTTATTCCTAATCCATTGAATCTTCCTATAGTAGGGCATAAAAATAATATTAAAACACAAAACGATATAGAAAATTTATATTGGACTACTTATAAAGAAAATACTCAAAAAGCATTTGACGATGGGTTAATTGTGAATAGTAAAGGTTATCAAGATTCACAATCTCTACCTGTAGTAATGTTTGATACCTACACAAACAAAGAAATAGGCAGATATGGAAGTGCTACTCGGGCGGCAAAACAAACAAAAATTACACTCAACACAATTTTGAGACAATGTAAATATAAAAAGCCTGTCAGGAAACCTTTTTATTTTCGGTTTCAATCAGATCCAATGATTACACCTCCTCCTGTTGTTGTTCAATACGATTATGAAACAAACAAGGAAATTGGCAGGTATTATAATATCGCTGAAGCAACAAGACAAACAGGAATAAAAGAATCTGTAATTTCATATCAATGCAATATGAGGAAAAAACCTTCTTACAGATCAAAAAGTAATACTTATTTTCTTTTTTTAGATAAACAATAATAAATGTGTAGAGACTATCGAAATCTGATAAAGTAAAGTAGAGTAGCGAAAGCGAAAGAGCAGTTACGTATGAAAAATACGATAAAAATATAGTCCAAATAAAAACGGCGGAAAACTTATGTTTTACAGCAATGAAAAAATTCCAAGAAAAATATGGAAAAATACCAAATGTTTCAGAAAATGACTTCTTTACTAATAGTATACACGTACCTGTATGGTCAAACAGGCCCTTATTTATAGTAATATAAATAAGAATTCTCTTGAATTGCGGGAACATCTTTAAAGACTTATAAACTACAATAGATAATCATGAAACACGGATAAACTATGATAGTTAACAATTATAAGTATTAGACAATCTGCATCCAAATTTCGAACAGAAATAGGTTCAACGACTAAGTACCTATGAGTATAGGGCAGTAGGAGATTACCACGTGAAAGTGGTAAAAGATATAGTCTATGCTCTGTAGAAATACAGAGAAAAAATTATTCATGATGTAAAATATTTTTTATAAAATATATTGACATGTGAAATATTTTATGATATAATAATTGTAGAGTATTTATATCACACTCAATGCATCATATATTCAAAATATGGATAATTTCTTTATATATGTAACGAATATGTAAAGTAATAAAACAGATGAATGTACACCATTTGAAAAAATTGATATTGAATCGCAATTAACAAATTATTCAAATGCAGGATGTATAACCTATGTTGAATTAGATAGTAGTGTAATCCATAATATTGATGCTCTGGAAACATTAGTGAATTATGCAATGGATAAAGACATCCCTTATTTTGCTATTAATGTTCCGAATGATCAATGCATGAATTGTGGAAATACAGGGGAAATAAATGAAAAATGCCCTGTTTGTGGAGGATCAAATATTAAACGCCTAAGACGCGTCACCGGGTATTTAACGAACAATTACACCACTGCGTTCAATTTAGGAAAGCAAGAGGAAGTAGAAAAAAGAGTTAAACATGTAAAGATTATTAAATAGAGGGGACAATATGAACTTTGAACAAATTGCAGTTTGTTCTGTAGAAAATGGATTGGGTATGAGGGTGTCCTTATATGTTTCGGGATGCAAATTTCATTGTAAGAACTGCTTTAATCCTGAAACATGGGACTTTCATCACGGAAATTTATTTACAACAGAAACAGCTAAAATAATTAAAGAAAATTTGTCTCTTCCGTACATTTCAGGGTTGTCTCTTTTAGGTGGGGATCCACTTTGGCAAGACGACCAAGGAATTGAACAACTTATTGAATTAGCAGAATTCACACAATCAATCAATAAAGATGTTTGGATGTGGACAGGATTTTTGTGGGAAGATATTTTCAATAATAAAGAAAATATCTTAAAACAAGAATTAGTAAAAAAATGCTCTGTTGTTGTTGATAGTCTTTACGAAGACACAAAAAAAGATTTGTCAATAGCTTTCCGAGGAAGTAAAAACCAAAGAATTATTGATGTGAAAAAATCTTTAGAAAAAAACAAAGTTATAACATTGAATGAAAAATTTGATTTTTTATAACTTTGTAATTTTAATCAGTTTTAACAAATGGATGTGTTTGTGAGAATTTTATTAAATGTAAAAATTTTCATAATTTAATGTATATTATAAAAATGTTATTTTTTTTAATAATATATAAAAATAATAATATAGAAAATTATGAAAAGAATGTAAAAAATAAATTTCCAATTATTGGAAATACAACCGAAATAATTTTGGTCTATGATAATTCTCACCAAAAATATTTCGGTGAATGAACACAAACACGAAAAATATTTCGGTAATTTTGTACTTAAAATTCTTATTTTATGTACAAAATTATTTTAGAAATTTAACACATAATTATAAAACTTGTGAGTATTTGTGTATAATCATATTTGACTCAGCACAAATACTCACTATATGGACAGTAATCAATATTATACCAATATCATTGTCATATTGGCGTAATATATATGATATTGATGTATATTTAGTATCAAATTAATACATAAAATAAGAATTGTATTAACAAAAGGATACTTATGATACTAAATTCTCAATATAAAAATAGCAGTTCATTTCCAATGGATATAAAATTAAATGGGAAAGATGCTCAATTAAATAAAGATTTTATCGCTCCAAGTGAAATAAATGCACAACTATATTCGCCTACAGGAACGCCAATCCAAAGTGATAGAAAGATAGTTCTTTCATGTGCAAATAATATGTTATTTTTAACATATAATGCATTTGCGATTAGTTATTCAGAAAATGGTATTTATTGGCAAAAGGCATCTATACCTTCTATAACAGGCATAATTTATAGTAAGATTTTTTATGCAAGAGGTAAATATTTTACAGTGGTATATAATAGTATGGAAGATTATGTCATATTATTATATTCATCCAATGGAAAAACGTGGAGCCAAAAAACTACTAATGTTACAAACGGTGATTATTTATATTTTTATATAGATGAAAAAGTTGCTATGATTATGCATGGTGCAGGTCTATTTGTGAGTTATGACTCAGACATACTGAATACAAGTTGGAAAAAAATATCAACTATTGCACCGCAAGTAGTTGTCCCATATGATGATTCTTCTTGGCTTCTTGCGTCTCAAACTAATTTATATTGGATGAGCGATTCAAGTGGTTTATCTACAATTCCATTAGAAAGTAAAAGTAGAGGAAATTTTGTAAATCTTGTTGGTGAGATAAATACAAATGTTTTTTTGATGTGTTTTCAGAAAGGATATTATATTATTGAGGATGCATCAGATAAAGGTACAGTAAAATTTATTTCATTCGGATCAAGTTCATCCGATAACATAACAGATATTGGATGTTTAAATAATTATTTTCTATTAATAACTGATAAACAACCTCTTTCAGTTTACTATAGCAGGAATATATCTCCTTCAAATTGGGATGGATTTTCTATATCAAAATCTTTTTATTTATATCATTGTGCTTGTTCCTATGATACTTTTTATGGATATAGAGCAGATGACGGAAATGATAATTATTTAATAAAAATTCCATGCGGAGAAGCAATTACTGTCACATATAAATAAAAAATGTACATAAAATATGTATTTTATGTATAAAATTATAACATATGATAAATAATCATTTTTTATGTTAATATGAGTAAAAAATTATTATATAATTAATTTATTATTATTTTTTATTAATAAAAACATTATGTATAGCGTAGTAAAATATGTATGTTTATTAAAATACATATTTTAAAAACTTAGGAATAAAACAATATATGATAAATAATACAATTGTATATGGAAATAAAAATTTTCCTATAGATGTTAATTTGAATGGTAATACATCTGTAGAAATTTCGAAAAAGACTTATGATAATATTATTACGTCTTTTGAGGAATCATTAAAAATCACACCTATATTTGAAGATTTTTATAATGTGCAAAAATTTAGCTGGGCAAATGATAAATTATTTTTATCTACAGATGGAGATTCTCAAACAACATCCAATTATGTGTCCGATGATGGACTGCATTGGAAAGCCTTGAATATTTACGACAGCTACCAATCTTATTTTAGTGATGTTTATTATCATCAAAATTTAGGATTGTATATTCAAATGAAAAATATAAATATAAGTGGAACTGCACAAATATTAAGTTCTGAGGATGGAATTACTTGGGAAAAAGATGATTTAAGGATCTCTTCACCTGCCGCTTTTGCTGTTAATAATAATGGAAATGCTTGTGTGTTTTCAACAAATAATAAAATATATTACACAACAGGTGATCCACGAAATAGTGATACGTGGCGGCAATCAAAGTCAACAGATGTAACAGCTTTAGATTTAATTTTTCCTGTACCAGAAAAAATTAAAACATTTATAGCTACAAAAGCATCAACTGTATATTATACTGTAAGTGGTGGGATTTATTTTTCTGACGCAACTATAGATTCTTCAGCGAACCCACAAGGCTCTATAATCAAAGGTTTTGCCTGCGGCGATTCTGGAATCTTAATTATTGTATTTCAGAATGGAATTTTATATGCAAAAAATAATTCTTATTCTGGAACTTGGAAATATACTTCTTTCGGAAGTAACAGAATTCAAGATGCATTTTATGCTAATGGTATGGTAGTAGTTTTAACGAACGAATCTCAATCAAACATATATTATTGTAAAACAGATAACAATTTTGGAACTTTTACAAAATATAATAATCTGGGAGAACATCGTACACCAAATCATGGTATTGGTTTTTTTGATAAATTTATCTTTTGGAATCCATCAAATGGGCCGTATATATATAGTATTCCATGGGGAGAGGTCGTCAAAGTAACTTACAAAGAAAAGTAAGAAATATAATATATAATTAATTTTAAAAAAATATAAATATAATAAAAGAAGCAAGAAATGAAAACTGTACATAAAATTTTGATTTTAAGTACAATTTACAATTCTTGCTTCTTTTATTATATATTATAAAAGATCAGTGAATTTATATTAAGTTATTTTTTGTTAATGCAAAAAATAAACAATCAAAAACAAAGACTGTCATTATGTTTTTTCGATGAGTTATTAAAATCAAAATTTTTTAAACAAAAGGATATAAAAAATGATTGTTAATACTCAATATAATTCAAATAAGTCATCGTTTACGTTTGATGATATTAAATATAATATACAAAAAAATAATGAACTTGTATCAGTAATAGGTGTTGGTAATGGAGAATATTATAATTTAGTGCAAACAAAAAATAATGTATTTATAATACCTCGATATCAGGGATATATGTACCTTATTACTCCACAAGGAACAGTACCAATTATGGAACTGGGCACACCAAACAATGGTTGGAACATTGCGTCAGAATGCTCTCGTTTTGATCACCAAGGTTCTGTTTTTTTATTTACAGATAAAAACGGGAATGAATATATTATTGAAGCAAAAAATCAAATTGATTTATATAACATCCAGTCAAATGCAATAATACATTTAGATGCTCATTGGCAATCTCTTGGTGGAACCATTGTAAGCATTGATAGTACAGGGTATATTGTTTGTTTAGCAGATAAAAAAAATATTAAAATATTAAAAGCAAAGAAAGATGGAACATGTACACAATTATTATATTATACTTATTCTACAACAGCAAACGAAGTTGTATGTGCGGCAGGTAATAATAAAATTATTGTAGCCGCAGGAGAGATGTATAAAAAATTCGATGTAGATCAATATCAGCGGGTTGTACAAGTATTTGTAATAGATCAAGATAATTTAACAACACCTCCAACAGAAATCACACTACCTACTCCATTATCAGGGAATTTGACATATATATTGTATTCTTTATATTTTGATCATTTTGCAAATAAATTTGTTATAACATATGGAATAAATAATCGTTCGCATTATATAGCAACATCTACAGATGGGGAAACATGGAAATATAAATCAATAAATTATAACTGGGCGCACGAAAGCAACAACAATATTGCATTTGATCAGAATTTTTATTATATGCCTGATTATCAAGTAGAAAATTATTATAAATATGATAAAAATTTAAATCAAATTGGTAGTAGAACAAAAATTCCATTTATTGAAGATCAAACAAGTGGAACGTGTGGATATACAGATAATACTTTCTATGTTTTTCCTTCTACGACTATAGTAAAAGGTATTATTGGTATGAGACAACAAGATTTTATTACAATTAATAAAGAATTTTAATTTCATTTATACATGAATTTGCTAAAAAAAAGGTATTATAAATAAATTATAATACCTTTTGTATCTATTTATGATTGGATCATATAGAAAGTTCCTAAATTTGTACCCGCACTAATCTGACTGCTCCCACAGGCAAGCCCGTAGGGTTCTGATTGCCAAGTGTAGCTTGTAATCGTACACCATTTTCAGGCTTTGGAGTTACAAGTGTAAATCTGTTTGAATCAGGACTTTCATTACTAAGCAGTCCTACGACCACATTAGCAGTAAATTTCTGTCTTGCGACAAGGAAGTACAGTCAATCTCCCTAACATTTAGTTGTTAAGTTACTTTAATTCCACTGTTTAGTATTTTGATATGATTAGCCTTAATCCATGCGATTAGGGCCTTTTCTTTGTCATAGCACCTGCCAAAATCTGTAATACATTTATCTTTGTCTATATTTTGCGTTCTGTAGTCGTAACAATAGAGCAAAAATGATGAATACCAATCTCTTTGTACCAATGTTTCGTCTCGCAGTCTGTATAGCCTATCAGACAGCTTTTTCTTAATGTAGTCATCTGCCGTGTGGTCGTATTGGCTTGCCCTATAATTATTCGGAACTTCTATATATGTTCCGCCTGTGATTTTGAATTTTTTTTCAACAGTAGTTTGAAATCCAGACGGACAACGATTCTTTATAGATTTGCCAAAACGCTTTTTCTTATTAAATTTGCCCTTGCTATTAACAGTAGTCTTCTTAGCTCGTTTCATCAGTTTGCTTGCATTTTTAGGTTCTGTGACGAATGTATCTCCAAGACTTCGCAGATAGTTAGCATCTTCGTTTATTGCAAGTTGTCTGTTTACTGCATTTACACGACATAATTCAGCATGTTTGGCTTTCAGCTTCTTGTAGTGATTAGAATATTTCCAAGTCTTTTTACCTTTCTTGATAGTGCCGTTAGGATTGTAATTCTGTGGGTTGGTTGCCCGTCTACTCCTGTCCATAGCACGATAATATAAGCGTTCTTTGCGTTCAGAAGTCTGAATACTGTTACCACGCTCTGATAGATTCTTCAGTCCGACTTCAGTATCAGAAGTATAGGCAACTGTCTGTGTTCCTATATCAGCACCTATCATGCCTTTCCCGTATTTATGTCTTGGATTGCCGAATTTATCATATTTAGGCTTAGCTTTGCCTTCTATTGTCAGATGCAGATATACTCTGTACTTACCTCTTATCAACCTTGGAACAAGAGTAGCATAGCAAGGTCTGTAAGTATCTATACAACAGGCTTCTTCTATAAGAGTATTGACAGCGTCAGCATCCATCTTGTCAGAATTCTCAAGATAAGACAAAACGGCGTTAGCTTCATCAGACTGAAACCTGTCATTGACTTGAATCCCGAATTGCATCTTTTTAAGTTTGAATCGAAGTTTACTATCCTCAACAAACATCGGAATGCCACGATCTATCTGTTTTGCTCTAATACATGGTAATTTTCCGTATTTTGAAAGATGTATAGTCTTACCGTTATCATAAAGACATTTTTCCATGCCTCGCCATATATCTTCGGCTTTTGTGAGAGCAAACACCGCATCTATACTGTATTTCTTGCCTATAGGGATCATAGATGTCCTGCAAAAATTCCATGTAACATTATAAGATTTTTGCATATCGTTGAGCTGGTTAGCGATAGCCTTACGTTTGTCCTTATCCTTAGTGTTGCCGTACAGTTTTAGTAGTTTACGATATTTCTTGGTACGCATGAGCTGGTCGTAATTCTTTCTCATAAGACTAACAAGCTCGTTGCCAGCTTTGCGGATTTTATCAGAAAGAGCTATGACTTTCAGAACATCAGGATAAGGCATATCAGTTTCTACAACTAAGATATGCCTATCAGAAAGTTTATGATATTGTTTCAGAAGTTTTTTGTATTTTTCGTCATTCATGATTTTTCTGTTCTTCGATGTATTTCTTTACTGTAGCTTCACTTATATGACCTACAGTAGAGATAAAATATCTTCTTAACCATAATACTCCACGACGAGAGTAGAACTGTTTTAATAGATTATATATTTATTCTATGATAATGTCAAGGAGTAAAAATATAGTTTTACATATAAAAAACATCCTTTTCTTTATAATAAAGAACACCTCTTGATGAGGTGTTCTAATCTATTTCCCAGAAGAACCTAATTTTCCGTTTCCTCTTTCTGTTTTTATATTGTCGAAATCTTCATCTGACATAAGAACAAACTCACTATTTGGGACAATCTCTACGGATGCCTGAGCAATAGCTTTGTGATATGGGAATATAATTTCATTTTTTCCAAGTATGATATCAAGTTGTTTTTTTTCTATAATTACTGGAATATCATTTCCATTATAAAGAGCAACAAACCACTCTCCCGTATAGCCTGAATCAATAACCCCTGCTTGAACCATTAGTTTTACTTTGGCATTTGTCCCTCTTTCTTTTAATATAATTCTATATTTTTTGTCGAAATTGGTGCGAATACCAGTTGGTACCAATACAGTATCATGTGGAGCAATTAATAAACTTTCTTCATCAAATGCCGCATAAATATCAAAACATCCGTCCTCATCTCGCTTTGTTGGTATGACTGCTTCTGGACGAATTTTATTAATGTTAATTTTTACTGTTCCCATGTTTGTCTTCCTTTCTTTTATGATAATGTTTTTATCATTATATCACATAACGAAAGGAAAGTCAACAGTTATTTATAATTATTAATTGATTCTATGGACTGAATTAGAACTTTTTATCAATTGTAAGAAAATCATTTTTTCGCATACCTAATACTCTGGTTTCCGTTGTATCATGATAATACAGGGTATTATTTGCATACGCAATATTTCCATAACTATTCGATTGCTGTTTTATTACTTCATATATTCGTTACATATATAAAGAAATTATCCATGATATAGATTTACTAAATAATAAATCTTTTTTGGATTTATCGAGTATAACAAATACTCTCTGCCAGTATTTTATTCATACCGGCATTTTTGATATTAATTGCCGCATTAATATCTCTATCCATTTTATTTCCACAACTACAAATCATCATCCTATCATTCAATTTCATGTCATGTATCTGTCCACAAACAGAACAAGTTTTGCTTGTATTTTTAGGACTAACTTTGATAAAGTGACTACCAAATTTTTTACATTTCCATTCCAATTGTTCTTCAAACATATATTTTGGAGCAAGAACACTCATTCTACGAATAAATTTCTTTTTCTTTGAAATATTTTGAAATGAAATGTCTTCAATAACAATATGATATTGTCGTGCTAATTTTGTAGTTTCTTGATGAATAAAGTTTTTCTTTAACCCATTCATCCGTTTATATGCTTTATCAAACTTTCTTTTTAGTTTTTTGTAGTTGTTCGAATTGTTTACTTTCTTATCCAGATAGTGAGATATTTTTTTAATACGATAATATTCTCTTACAACTTCCTTTGGATAATTTATCAATGTTGATTCCGAAGTTGTCATAAAGTTTTTGATTCCCCAATCAAGCCCTAAGAATTCCTTAGTATGATCAATATCTACATCTGGAACATCATAACATCCTGAAACGTACCATTTCCCTTTTTGGTAATGAAAACGTATAGCTTTTAGATATGTTAAATTTTCCTTTTTAGTATATTTTTTATCAATAGGAATCTTTTTCGATATTGTTTTATATTGCTTTACAAAATTTCTATTAATAGGCATAGTTATATAATAATTTGAAATCTTATAAGAAATATCAACAATATAGAATGATTGTTTATTAGAATCATATTTATGAAACTTTGGTGGTTTGCTGGATAATTTTTGATAAAATCGTTTTACACCAGAAATATAATCTGTAATCGCTCCACGAATACATCTTGTAGGTAATTCTGTTTTATAATTATATTCAGATTCATATTCTTGCAGTAGTTCTTTGTCCTTATATCCAATAATACCATTCTTACCAACATTTGGTAAATTATCTTTGAATTTTGCAACAAGAAAATTCTTCATATTGTGATAATCTTTACAATATGAAAGCAATAATTTTTCTTGTTCTTTATCTGGATAAATCTGTATTTTAATTCCTTTGAGCATATATTAACCTCCTTTCTGTAGTATATTATATCATATACGCTTTGGAGCGTCAATATATTAAATTAAAATAATTTTACATCATGAACAATTTTTTCTTTACATTTCTGTAAAGCATAGACTATATTTTTTACCATATTTCTATGGTAATCTCCTACTGGGTTATACTTATAACCTCTTAGTCGTTGAACCTATTTCTATTCGAAATTTGGATGCGGATTTTCTAATACTTATAATTTTTAAAACATTCATAGTTTATCTATATTTCAAAATTATCTATTGTAGTTTATAAGTCTTTAAAGATGTTCCCGCAATTCAAGAAAATTCTTATTATCATTACTGACAATAAGGGCCTGATTGACCATAATCAGGAAGACTTGTACTTGTTGTCATATTTAAATTCTTATTGTATTGAGAGATATAATCATGATCCTTGTTAAGAACATAATAATATGTTTTATCAAATGCTACATTATATTTTCTTTCATCAAAAGCATCGTTAATGCTCTTTTTTTTCCATGTTAATCCATCTTTTGAAGTGGCAAGATAATGTGTGCCGTTATTCTCCTGTTTTATTACTTTACATATTCGTTAGATATATAAAGAAATTATCCATGATATAGATTTACTAAATAATAGCAAATCTTTTTTTTGGACTTATCGAGTACAACAAATACTCTCTGCCAGTATCTTATGAATACCAGCATTTTTGATATTAATTGCCGCATTAATATCTCTATCCATTTTATTTCCACAACTACAAATCATCATCCTATCGTTCAACGTCATATCATGTATCTGTCCGCAGACAGAACATGTTTTGCTTGTATTTTTATGATTTACTTTGATAAAATAACTACCAAATTTTTTACATTTCCATTCTAATTGTTCTTCAAACATATATTTTGGAGCAAGAACACTCATTCTACGAATAAATTTTCTTTTCTTGCCTTTAGATATTTGATTCCAAGAAATATCTTCAATAACAATATGATATTTTCGTGCTAATTTTGTAGTTTCTTGATGAATAAAGTTTTTCTTTAACCCATTCATTCTTTTGTATGCTTTATCAAACTTCTTCTTTAACCTTTTGTAGTTGTTTGAATTTTTTACTTTTTTATCCAAATAATGAGATAGTTTTCTAATGCGATAATATTCTCTTACAATTTCTTTCGGATAATTTATCAATGTTGATTCCGAAGTTGTCATAAAATTCTTGATTCCCCAATCAAGCCCTAAGAATTCCTTTTCTTCATCAATATCTACATTCGGAACGTCATAACATCCTGAAATATACCATTTTCCTTTTTCATATTTAAAACGTATATCTTTTAAGTATGTTATATTTTCTTTTATAGCATATTTCTTATTAATAGGAATCTTTTTTGATATTGTTGATTTGTATTTTTGTCCCAATTCTTTGCGCATAGGAACCTGAATAACAAAATTTTTAATTAAATATTTACAATCAATAATATAGAATGATTGTTTATTAGGATCATATTTATGAAACTTTGGCGGTCTACTGGATAATTTTTGATAAAATCTTTTTACTCCTGAAACGTAATCTACAATTGCACCACGTACAGAACGCATTAATAATTCTGTTTTGCAATTATATTCAGATTCATATTCTTGCAGTAGTTCTTTGTCCTTATATCCAATAATACCATTCTTCCCAACATTTGGTAAATTATCTTTGAATTTTGCAACAAGAAAATTTTTCATATTGTGATAATCTTTACAATAAGACAATAATAATTCTTCTTGTTCTTTATCTGGATAAATTCGTATTTTAATCCCTTTGAGCATATATTGACCTCCTTTCCATAATATATTATAACACATATTATTTGGAACGTCAATATGTTTGATTAAAATAATTTTAAATCATGAATAATTTTTTCTCTGTATTTCTACAAAGCATAGACTATATCTTCTACCATATTTCTATGGTAATCTCCCACTGTACTGCACTTGCAGTCTCTTAGTCGTTGAACCTATTTCTATTCGAAATTTGGATGCGGATTTTCTAATACTTATAATTTTTTATAACATTCATAGTTTATCCGTGTTTCATGATTTTCTATTGTAGTTTATAAGTCTTTAAAGATGTTCCCGCAATTCAAGAGAATTCTTATTATCATTACTGACAATAAGGGCCTAATTGACCATACGATATAACAAATTGTTGTGCATAATGATCGAAATATAAAGAGTATACATTAAATACGTTATCACTATCATCTAAAGAATATGAGCGCGGTGTTTCTGAGGTTGTATATCCCATAAAAGTAATTATTTGAATATTTTCATATCCTGCGGTTTCTCTTGCTCTTCCAATAGCTACAACAAATTTATTATTTCCTGCCGCACAAAATACATTTCCGCCTATATTGTCTATCCTTAGACTTCCATGTTGTACAAATTGATGATTTGAATTAATTGTACCAGTTTTTGCATGAGTAGAAGTCACAAAACAAACATTAAAAGCATCTGTTTCATCAGAAATTGCTATCACTTTAGCAGAAATGCCTGTAGCAGATAACATATCATCAATTTTTGCAGAATATAAATCTAATTGAGATTCAGCTCTATAACAATATATGGTGCTATCAGACAAAAAAGCAAAATTAGAACCAGATGACGTTTGTGTTTCTGCCACATCCCTCCATGTGCGAGAAGTATTTCCATTTGTACTATTTATAGATACTACACCTTGGGGTGAAATGTAACTAATACGATCTCCTTTATTATCACTCCAAATAAATACATTATTTGCAGTTTGTTTCATGGTATAGACATATCTATCTGGCAAACCTAATAACGTTGTATAAGCTGGCCGTTCTATTAATTCATAATTTCCATCACTAAAAGTAAATGATGAATTATTTGAATTATATTGAGAATTAACAATCATTTCCTATATCCTTTTGTTTAAAAAATTATCATTTTAATAACTAATGATAAATGTAATGATTGTCTTGGTTTTTTATCAATTTTATTATATTTATAATAAAAAATACTCAATATAAATCAATCAATATTTTATAATATTAATAAAAAAAGCAAAAATTATAAAATGTACTTAAAATGATAATTTTATGTACATGTAGTTGTTTTTATTTTTTATTAATTTATATTTATCGTTATTTATATTAATAAACTATAACAATTTCTTGCATTAAGCTTTTTGTAAAAATCTTACGAAATACAGTGAGGGTTAAACTTGTCTTTATACTCGCACCAGAAGCTTCTTTTGTCTCTGATGTAATTGAGAATATCATTTTAATTTGCATGAAAAAAAGAATATGAATGAAGATTATTTGAATTAAAAGGGAATTAACTCCCCTTTATTTAGAAATTAATGAACTATATAATAAAGTCCCTGCCGCTAAAACTATAGATGAAATATATTCTGATGATTGTGGAGTTGTTATATATGTGATAAAATCAATAGCATTTTCACTTAACTCGACTGAAGTTATCATAGGCGCGGGTGCATTTTTGCCTATAGTTATATTAATCGGGGTATTAGACAGTGATAACCATGAAGTTGAATAACCATTAGAAGTTATAAAAGACTCATACATTACACCTTCACTATAAGTACTTGTTATTTCTCTGCCTGTAAAACTAACATTAATTGATGCTACGTCAGTTAAATATATACTAAATATGGCATAATTAGTATATATTGTAGTAAACACTAAAAGATAGATACCTTGCGTGCTTACTACAATACCTCCCCCGCCTTACTATCTACATACGCCTTTAATGTTCTATCTGCATCATCAACATATTTCTTTGTTGCGGCGTTACTGTCCGTAGTTGGAGTAGGCACATTTAATGGCCCTATGACAGTACCGCCGGCCAAAGGTAAATAATCACCATCACCTTTTAAATAAGGCAAATCTTTAATTTGACTACTTCCATCGCCAACCTTAAATTTATTAATTTCACCATCTAAAAGAACTTCCGTAGATGATGCGATCTCTGCGGAAGTTCCTCTCTTTTGTTGCATTTTTGATTTTATTATTCTATCCATAAAGCCACCTTTCTTTTTGTAATGGTGATTTTATGGACAAAAAACCACCATTATTTGGTGATAAGTGTCGTATTTTTTTGCATGGTTATATATAAATTGATCTTATTGTTATTTTATTTAAAGTAAATAATTATACTGTATTTAGTTAAATATTCATTGTATCATACAAGTTTTTAATTCCGTATAATTTAATATTTCCAGATGTATATAATGATTTAACTTTCATATTTTTTGTTTTGTTAAACATGGTTCCTGAATCGTATGTATGTAACATAATTTTATCACCAGCTCCCCAATACCATGTTCCACCACAATATTCATATTGATTATTTTTACAAATAATTGAAATATAATTTGTTCTTTCTATTCGTTGATCAAAATCTGGAGTCACAAATGTAATATTATTATCGTATATTGACGGCGTTTGTCCGTTTAAAGTCATGCATACATTCGGACTTGAGTAATCGTTTGTCGCAGAGTGCGACCATACAACAAACAAAGCATCATAATCACTTGTTGGAGCTGAAAGTGTTGTGTTAAATGTTGTGTTAGATACAGGACAGTCTACTTTGCCCAAGAAATCAATACTCACACCGTTTCCTGCACCATATTGTGTATTATTTTGTATCATAAAAAGACCTCCCTGCTTTCACAAAGAAGTCTTTTATATTCTAAAGAGGATGCCCCCCCGTGATTTATTTTATTTTTAAATATCATAATATTTTACCTAATTAATCAATCAATATATTAGTTGTTTATATTACATGAAAATATCTACATTAATTTTAATATTGGAATAATTACTAAGGCCCCACCAGAAATCAAAATAAACGTTGCTTGCATCAAAACGTATATTTTTAATTGTAATGTCTCTTAATTGGTTTGGTGTTAAAGATGCTTTTGAAGTTACAAAAGTTGCACATCCAAAATCACCTCCGATGCGCTCTGAATCGCAATATAGAGTGGTAATTCCATTAGAACTGGAAGAGCATACAAACACATCTTTTTGTCTTCCCCATGGGCTATAATCCTCATCATAACCAAATGACCAACCATACGTTTGCCACTCCCCGCCAAAAAACGCCTTTTCAATCATTGCATCACTTGTAGCTAATGCATAATATCTATGACGAAAATTTTCTCCATCTTTCCATGTCCATGCAACCCAATGATCAGCATATGCTCTAATCCCTCTTGGAATTTGTCCGCTTGTTTTTGAACTAATATCTACTGTGTATGTAAAATTAACATCAGGTTCTTGTTGGTTTCTTCGAGGGCCGCTGGCACTTGCATCTGGTAACAAATTATTTTCGAAGAAATCGAAAAGCCAAGCTTTCTGTTCTAATGCACTGATTTTTTGTGCAACATCTGTTCCCATTTGATTTACAAAATCTATCACTTGATTAAGTTTATTTCGAACACTTAATGCTGATTCTTGATTTTCAATCTGTTGAATACTCATAACTCATTTATTCCTTATTTACTCAAATTGATTACTCTGTCTAACATAACAATTACTTGTTCTCTGGTACAATTGTTTTTAGGTACTGTACCGTCTGTAATCTTAGATTCAATACCCCAAGTCCAACATTCTTCTAATGTTGCATCAGGATTATTTTTATACATTCTATATATCAATGCAACAACTTGCTCTCTTGTTGCATAATTCTTCATATTTGTTCCGTCTGTATATTTTTTTTCTTTACAAATATTTACAGAATTTTCTATTGTTTCGTTTGGCTTATTGAAGATAACTCTATATATTAAAGTAATGGCTTGCTCTCTGGTAACATCTTTTCTTGGATTTGTGCCATCAGTCCATCCTTTATTGGTTGCTTCTTTCCATATATCTGCCGCCCAATCAGAAGGAACAGAATAATCTATTTGTGGCTTCGTAACAACAGGTTTTTTGTATGGTTGATATTTTTCTTTAATATTAAAATATTTATAAAAAGACAGTCCATGTCGTGTTAAAGAATAATATGTTCCATTTTCTTTTTTTGTTTCGTCACCTCTCCAAATACGAGATGGTGACATATCTACATGTACATGATTACTTCTCATGTATCCAATTCCACTAAAGCCTAAATCTTCTGCAACACAACAAACTTTTTTTGCACTAATAACTTTTCCAGATGCATCATAACAACAAATGTCCGCGGCATATCCTTTTAAATGCGTAGAATTTGACGATCCTCCTACTGCTTTATTATGTGCAGGCGAACGGTAGCCATTAATAATAACAATCTTTCCGCCCAGAAATGTTCTTAATTTTTCAAGCATAGCAACTAATTCTGTAGAAATTTTTACTTCGTTACTATACAATTTATTATATGTACTGGAATAAGATCTAAATTCTTTTACTTTAAAATTTTGACTTATTTTTGCTTCTCCGCTAATTGTCAAATTATAAGTTTTTACTGGCAAGTGAAAACCCCCTTCCGTTTCTCTGATTCTCTATTTTATTTATTTCTATAATTTTTGAATTATAACATATACAGTCAAAGTAGAAGTTGGTTTTGTTGTTGCTGTAAAAGTTAAAGAATTTGTTGACTGTGATGATGCGTAAACTCCTGCGTCATAATACGCTGTCATATTAGATATTTTTGGTGTAACAGTTATAAGTTGTGCTGTTTCTGTCGAAGAAATACCAGAAACTGTTGCAGTTTGAGTAAATTTATCACCGCTGGTAGTCCATTCAGAAGAAGTCAAAGTAACCGTACGCAGTTCTGGAGTAGAAATATTACTAATCGCACTCTCAAGAGAATCGACGCGAGATGTGACTCCATTAACATTCTCATCTACATACTGTTTTGTAGCCGCTTGCATCTTTTGTGTTGGATCTTCTGTAAGTAATAGTTGTGAATTCATTTTGACATTTGAAAACCCATTGAAACTCATTTGCTGAAACCCTGAACCGGTGCAAACATAATTTTTAACCGTTGTTCCGGGAGCAATTTGAGTATTAACAATATCATAGGTTACTGCATTTGAATCTAAACTTACGGCTTGGTCTGTGTGCATAATTCCTTGCGAAACAATCCCTGTATATCCGTTAGGAACTTGAATTCCAAATCCCATATCAGGAATAGAAGCAACCGTAGCGGTCGTATCAAACTGAATCGGGCCAGACATAGTACCTCCACTAAGAGGTAAATAATCTCCATCACCTTTTAAATAAGGCAAATCTTTAATTTGACTACTTCCATTTCCAACCTTAAATTTATTATTGGTTTTATCATAAATGGTGATTTTATGGACAAAAAACCACCATTATTTGGTGATAAGTGTCGTATTTTTTTTTTTTTTTTTTTTTTTTGCATGATTATATATAAAAAATATAGACATTTATTTATAGAAAATATAAATAAATGTCTATATGTAAGATGTATTAAAGTTGATTTCCAGTAATAGAAACAAGACTTCTCATTTGATTAATAAAATCATGAGCATCATTCGCTTGTACTTCCATATTTTGTATAACAAGAGAATTATGTTTACTATTATCGACAGAACTTGGGATATCATTCTTGTCTATAGAAAAATTACGTGACATAAGATTATTAAATATATCTGCTCCGGTCTGTAATTGCTTTTGAGTTAAGATTGCTTCGCCCTTTAAAGCCTTAACAAAAACTTCCGTTTTTGGATCAAATGGAACTTTACCTAACAATCCAGATTCGAGTCCGTCATGTTTAACAACAGGATAAAGGTACTTCTGTTTTATTACTTTACATATTCGTTACATATATAAAGAAATTATCCATGATATAGATTTACTAAATAATAAATCTTTTTTGGACTTATCGAGTACAACAAATACCCTCTGCCAGTATTTTATTCATACCGGCATTTTTGATATTAATTGCCGCATTAATATCTCGATCCATTTTATTTCCACAACTACAAATCATTGTTCGATCTTTAAGTGTCATATCATGTATCTGTCCACAAACAGAACATGTGCGACTTGTATTTTTAGGATTAACTTTGATAAAGTGACTACCAAACTTTTTGCATTTCCATTCTAATTGTTCTTCAAATATATGTTTGGGTGAAATCATATTCATTCGTCGAATAAATTTTCTTTTCTTTCCCTTTTTATCCTTTGATATATCTTGAAATAAAATATCTTCAATGACAATATGGTATTGTCGTGCCAATTTTGTAGTTTCTTGATGAATAAAGTTTCTTTTTAACCCATTCATTCTTTTGTATGCTTTATCAAACTTCTTCTTTAACCTTTTGTAGTTGTTCGAATTTTTTACTTTTTTATCCAAATAATGCTGTAATTTACGAATACGATAATATTCTCTTACAACTTCCTTTGGATAATTTATTAATGTTGATTCCGAAGTTGTCATAAAATTCTTGATTCCCCAATCCAGCCCTAAGAATTCCTTATCTTCTTTTATGCTAACATCTGGCACATCATAACATCCTGAAACATACCATTTTCCCTTTTCGTATTTAAAACGAACATCTTTTAAGTATGTTAAATTTTCTTTTGTAGCATATTTTCTATCAATAGGAATCTTTCTTGATATTGTTTTATATTTGTTTTTACAACTCATATTTATAGGCATATTAATTTTAGATTGTGAAATTTTATACACCCGATCAACAATATAGAATGATTGTTTATTGGTGGCTTACTGGATAACTTGTGATAAAATCTTTTTACTCCTGAGACATAATCTGTAATTGCGCCACGAACAGAACGCATTAACATTTCTGTTTTGTAATTATACGTAGATTCATATTCTTGAAGTAATTCTTTTTCTTTGTACCCAATAATACCATGTTTCCCAACATTTGGTAAATTATCCTTGAATTTTGCAACAAGAAAATTCTTCATATTGTGATAATCTTTACAATATGAAAACAGTAATTCTTCTTGTTCTTTATCTGGATAAATCCGTATTTTAATTCCTTTGAGCATATATTAACCTCCTTTCTATAATAAAATTTATCATAGAATATTTTGGATGTCAATATATAACAAAGAAAATCATGAATAATTTTTTCTCTGTATTTCTACAGAGCATAGACTATATCTTTTACCATATCCCTATGGTAATCTCTCACTGTACTGCACTTGCAGTCTCTTAGTCGTTGAACCTATTTCTATTCGAAATTTGGATGCGGATTTTCTAATACTTATAATTTTTAAAACATTCATAGTTTATTTCTATTTCAAAATTCTCTATTGTAGTTTATAAGTCTCTAAAGAAGTCCTCGCAATTCAAGAGAATTCTTATTTATATTACTATAAATAAGGGCCTAATTGACCTTGATTTTCTATAACAACAGTTCCATCGTGATACATTCTCCAAGTAGATCCGTCTCCCGGTCTCACAACGTCTCCCGGTTGCATATCGTAATATAAATTCTTACCTTTGTCACTTCCGATTATATACTCTCCCGATGTTCTTGGCGGATTGTACGCCCAAGATGGAAGTCTATCTTCTTCATCTGGTTCATCATCTTTATCTGGTGGTTCTGGACGAGGATAGTCTTCATCTGGTTTATATGCATCAGAATAATATGGATCGTCTGATGGATCATAAGGTTTAGATGTATAATTACCACCTGAACCACCCGTAATCTCATAAAGTTGAGAACTACCCGGAGTTCTGATGATTGTTCCCGGAGGTAGTCCATCTGTCTGTACCTTATTGTTTTCTACAACAATAGGAATTACTTTTCCTCCGGCACCCCCAACAATAGCATAACCTTTACCCGGTACAATCTGGAAAGATTCATATGGATCATCTGTACGCCCTGAACCGCCCGTGATAACATAAGTCCTGTCAGTCCCGTCTGCTCCTATAGAGTGAACTTCTGTTCCTTTTGGTAAATCTTTTGTTAAAGTCTTTCCATTTTCAATATCTATTTGTTTTTTCTTTCCATTTGGTAAAACTGCATAGGAAGAAGAAGTGTCTACTGTACTATCGTCTGTAATTTGATCTTGAAGATCTTTTAATTCTTCTTGTTTTTTTATTACGTCATTCAGAGCATCAATATATCTTTTGCTCCAAGTTTCTAAAATACTAAGCTCTCTATTATAGATTTGTTCTCGCGCGTTCACCTGTTTTATTACTTCGTATATTCGTTAAATATATAAAGTAATTATCCATGATATAGATTTATTGAATAACAATAAATCTTTTTTTGGACTTACTGAGTACAACAAATACTCTCTGCCAGTATGTTATTCATACCGGCATTTCTGATATTAATCGCCGCATTAATATCTCGATCCATTTTATTTCCACAACTACAAATCATTGTTCTATCTCCAAGTTTCATATCATGTATTTGTCCGCAGACAGAACATGTGCGACTTGTATTTTTAGGACTAACTTTGATAAAGTGACTACCAAATTTTTTACATTTCCATTCCAATTGTTCTTCAAACATATATTTCGGAGCAAGAACGTTCATTCTACGAATAAATTTCTTTTTCTTTCCTTGTGCTATTTGAACAAATGAAATATCTTCAATAACAATATGATATTGTCGTGCTAATTTTGTAGTCTCTTGATGAATAAAGTTTCTTTTCAATCCATTCATCCGTTTATATGCTTTATCAAACTTTTGTTTTAATTTTTTGTAGTTGTTCGAATTTTTTACTTTCTTATCCAGATAGTGAGATATTTTTCTAATGCGATAATATTCTCTTACAATTTCCTTTGGATAATTTATCAATGTTGATTCCGAAGTTATCATAAAGTTTTTGATTCCCCAATCAAGCCCTAAGAATTCCTTATTTTCATCAATATCTACATCTGGAACATCATAACATCCAGAAACATACCATTTCTCTTTTTCATATTTAAAACGTATGTCTTTTATATATGTCAAATGTTCTTTTTCTATATATTTTTTATCAATAGGAATCTTTCTTGATATTATTGACTTATATTTTTGTTCTAATTCTTTGCGTATAGGCATACGAATAGAATAATCTTTAACTAAATATTTACCATCAACAATATAGAATGATTGTTTATTAGGATCATATTTATGAAACTTTGGTGGCTTACTGGATAACTTGTGATAAAATCTTTTTACTCCTGAGACATAATCTGTAATTGCGCCACGAACAGAACGTATTAACATTTCTGTTTTGCAATTATATTCAGATTCATATTCTTGTAATAAATCTCGATCTTTATATCCAATAATGTTATTATTTACAACATTTGGTAAATTATCTTTGAATTTTGCAACAAGAAAATTTTTCATATTGTGATAATCTTTACAATATGAAAGCAGTAATTTTTCTTGTTCTTTATCTGGATAAATTCGTATTTTAATTCCTTTGAGCATATATTGACCTCCTTTCTGTAGTATATTATATCATATACGCTTTGGAGTGTCAATATATTCAATTAAAATAATTTTACATCATGAATAATTTTTTCTTTGTATTTCTACAAAGCATAGACTATATCTTTTACCGTTCTAATACGGTAATCTCCCACTGTACTGCACTTACAGTCTCTTAGTCGTTGAACCTGTCTTTCTTCAAGACTTGGATGCGGATTTTCTAATATTTACAATTTTTAAAACATTCATAGTTTATCTTTGTTTCATGATTTTCTATTGTAGTTTGCAAATCTTTAAAGATATTCCCGCAATTCAAGAGAATTCTTATTATCATTACTGACAATAAGGGCCTAATGACCCAGCAAGGATTCCAAGGTTAATTTCTTTTCAGCAATTTCTTGCTCCTCAACCACTTCATGCCATTTGTCTATGTAATCCTCACGCGCTTCTATTTCTGATTCTATTCTATCTATTTCTAATTCGAGTTCAGCATCTTTGATTTCTTGTTCTTTTTCAGCAGCTTGACTTGAATCTGCTTCCCATATCCATCCTTTGTCAGCGTGATAAACTCGTTTATTACGCTCTCCTTTAACTAAATTCAGTTCTTCTTTGAGAGCATCAATATTCATTTCTTGAAGTTTTAACTGTGCTTCTTTTAGAATTCGATTTTTTTCATCAGCATCATTGACACCTTCAAGCTTTGATTTAACTTCTTCTATATAATCAAGTTGCTTTTTATATGCTTCTGCTAATTCTGGATTATTAGCTTTTAAAGCATCATTATAATTTTGCTCAATATCGAATCCTTTATCTATGAAATCTTTGTATTCTTCAAGATATTCCTTTTGCTTTTCAAGTGGTTTTATTTCTTCAAATGTAATAATATCTTCCACTAAGTCAGGAACAGAAGCATAAGCATCGGCAAGATCTTGCGCTAAATCAAGCATTTCTTTTTGATAGTCTAACACTTCTTTTGCAGAATCAATTATTTCTTCCATATACAAAGACGGATTCATTTCTTTGTATTGTTCAATTCTTTCTTCTTCAATTTCTTTAAATTGTTTTAAAAGTGCTATTTGAGATTGAACTTCAATAATCCAGTCTTCCCTACCTTCAATCATTCCCGCAAGATTAGCTTCTGATACTGCTTGCTTATATTCTAAGAGCATTTTCTTTTGTTCATATGTACTGTCTATTAAATCTTTTTTATACTCACGAACTGCCTTGTCAGCCGCCCACCAGTTATCACTAAGTTGCCGTATTTCTTCTGCGTATTTTTGCGCTCCGTCAGGCAATTTTCTTAAAGCTTCTGCTTGTTCATGAGATAATGTTTTAATTTTTTCTTGATAAATAATAGCTTCTGCAAGATTCTTGTTCCATGCAACAGATCCCTTTTCAACAAGTTCTCTTTGGTTTTCAAGTAAATCTATTTCGTGCTCTAATACATCAACTTGCGCTTCATAAGCTTCCAGTACATCTTCTTCCTCAGACGACTTATCACTTCCACCGGAACCTTTTCCGCCAGAGCCGCCGCCCCTTCCACCGGAACCTTTTCCGCCAGAGCCGCCGCCCCCTCCACCTCCACCACCAGTTGATGGTTTCCAGTTAGAAGGTGCGCCGCCGCCACCACCACCGGAATTATTCTTATTATTCATGCCCAGCAACATACCTGTTGTAATATTTTCTTTTAAAGAATTGAGACTTTCTTTTGTTTTTTGCAGATAATGTTGTACGTCTGTTACTGGCTTATATGCAGAAGTATCTTGTCCAGCAGATTTTAAAGCACCTACAACCGCAGTATTTACAGCACCTGTTATTGGATCAAATTTCGAACCTGCCTTTTGATATCCAATCGTTTTTCCTACAGATCCCGACTGTTTTATTACTTTACATATTCGTTAGATATATAAAGAAATTATCTATTACATAAATCAATTATATAAATAAATAATTTTTTCTTTACATTTCTGTAAAGCATAGACTATATCTTTTCCCGCTTTCACACGGTAATCTCCCACTGGATTATACTTATAACCACTTAGTCGTTGAACCTATTTCTATTCGAAATTTGGATGCGGATTTTCTAATATTTACAATTTTTGACTGTCATAGTTTATCCTTGTTTCATGATTATCTATTGTAGTTTGTAAATCTTTAAAGATGTTCCCGCAATTCAAGAGAATTCTTATTATCATTACTGATAATAAGGGCCTAATTGACCTTTAATAGAAATTCCTCCGGGAACAGGAATGTTAAAAAATGGAATTACAAATCCCGGTTTTAAATCAAAATCAATTTCAGCAGAAAAACTACTTATTGCGGCAGATAAAGCATTTAATAAATTTTGCCCTGCTGTTACCATGTTAGAAATAGCATTGCCCGCAACATTCGAAAGTGCTGTAACTGTAGAAGTCATTAATGAAGCATCATTTTGCGCCGCAACTCTAAAATTATCCGACGATGCAATCATAGATTCGTCGAATTTTGAATATTGAGATGAAATCTGAGAAACAACCTCAGAATATAGTCCAACATTATTTTGCTTCAAAGACTGTAAACTATTCCACGCAACGTCGATCATGTTCTTATAACCTTTTGTTCCAATATCTGAGGAATCAAAGATCACATTTCCCATATCGTCCATATTGGATCGCAAATAGTCTGCATTTTTTTCAAGACCTTCCAGATACCCGCTAAATGCTTCAACTTCTTGCGTTGACTCATCTAACTTGTCTATAAGTCCATCGAGTCCATCTAAAGCACCGTCAAAAATAGAATCTGTCTTAATAGAATTAAATGCTGTAGCAAGTTCATTAATGCCACCTTTAGCCGTTTTCGCTTCTTTGCTAATTTCTATTAACGACTTCGATCCATTTTGCATATCATTAAATATATTATCAAAAGCAGAAGATATACCTGTAGTTAAAGATCCTAATGTTGCTTGTAAAGATTCTCCTATAGGAGTGCCTTCTTCTCCAATATCACTAAAATCTATTGTAGAAGCAATTTCTCCTAATTGTGAAATATATTCTTCTGTTTGTATAGATCCATTTGATAATGCATTATTGATGGCTGTAATATCATTTACTATTTCTGAGAAGTTCGCATGTTTTCCTATTTCGTCTATCTTTTGTGCATATTCTGTAGCGTCAATAGTTCCTTTTTCAACTTCTGCATTTAATTTATCTAATTGATATTGATAATCAGTAGATTCCATTAAATTCATGCTCAGAGGAATATTAATTTCACTACCTTCTAAATCATTAATAAATTGATTTAAATTCTCATTTATATTTTCTGTAAAAGAAAAATCTACAGGAATTTCAAATCCAAATTCACTGGCCAGTCCTGTCTGTCTAAATATTTCATTTAATTCAGCCTGTTTTTCTTTTGCTAAAGCAACACTTTGTTGATCACCTAAATCATACAAATCTTCAATATTGCTCATTTCGATTTCTAACAAGCTGGTTAATTCTTCTGAAAAATTATTTAAACGTTTTTCGGCATTTGCTATTTCTTGTTCAGCATTTTCACTTCCACTTATCTGAATATGAGAAATTTCTTCTTGAACTCTATTATAATATTCAGCATAAGTTTTGATTGCTTCTGCTGTAGTTTCATAAGATGTTAAGTTGACATCGCCTAACTCAGAAGCTGTATAAACTGCTTCTAATTTATTTGTTTTGTCGTTCCATTCATATTGATCAACTTCAACATCTTTTGTTTCCATTTGTTCTTTTATGGCTTGTCTTGTGCTTTTAGCACTAATTTCTTGTTCTCTTTCTTTTAATTTTATTCTATTTTCTAAAAGAGAATTGGAAAATTCTAAGTTTTGAATTTCTTGTTGATCTACAAGAGAAAGAACCCCTTTGGATTTAATCTCATCAATTTTTTTCTGAGACTCTTCCAATTCAGAGTTCATAGATTCTAAGTCACTGGTAGTTTGATCGTAATCTGTTTTTAATTCTTGAACTCTATTGATCTTTGCATCACGAGACAAAGCAAATTTTTCAATAGCCCATTGTAAAGCAGTAAATCCCGCAATCGCAACTCCGATCCATGTAAACGGATTTTTAGCTACTGCTTTAACCAAACCACCAAATACACTTGTTAATTTGGTTCCTTTACTTCCTAAGTCAGTCATTTGTTTTGACTGCATTGTTTTTGCGGCAACATCAGCCAATTCTGCTTCTGTTAAATTCTTTTGTGACTTAGTTAGTAAGTCTAATGTTTGAGAATAATTAAATCCTCTTGTTTGGGCAATGTTTTGAACTTGATCTACACTAAGTCCAACAACATTATCTCCCAGTAAATCAAGTATCTTTTGATATTGTTTTTTATTAGTTGCAACTGCATTTGCATTAAAATTGCCAAGGTTTGCTAATGCACTTTTTCCCATTTTGGATAAAGTAGCCGCTTCGGACATAGCTTTTCCAAGGTCGTACCAGTGCGTTGCTAAAGATTTTAATTTTCCAATCAAAGAAACAACAGGTATCGTTGTTAAAATACCAGCAACAGCAATTAAAGGTGTTTTTAATTCAACTACTTTTTGAAGTAATTTTCCAAATGCTTCTGCTAAATTTAAAACACCTTTTGCAAGTTCAACAAATTCAGGTTGATATACAATTTGTTGAAATGTTGTTTTAACTTGATTTACTTTAGCTTCTAATCCATCCATATAGATTTCATATTTTTTTGCCGCAGATCCAGATGAATTATAAGCTTCTTCTGTATATTCTAAAACTTTATTATAGTTATTAAATGCCGCACGTAAGTTTTCTGCTTGGTGAACACCCGCCATCTAATATCTTACTTTTGAGGTCGTTAATCTCAAAAGATTATAATAAACAACATAAAACAAATAACTTTATTGATATTATTCCCATATTATTTATTATAATTTTCTCATATTTTCATATGAAGTAGTGACTATATCTTTACCATGCACTCATTTAAAGTGTTTAGGTATTCCCTGTTTCGAATCACTCGATTCTATAATTAGTCGATGAACCTTTTCCTATTCAGAAATTGGTTGCTGATAATCCATTATATAACACTTAGGACTGTATATACAGCTTTTTTTCACCTTATGTCATACTAACAATTTTTTCTGCTTTCGCAACATTACCATATAGATTTATTTCATTCTTCTGTTTTTGTTTGTTAGTCTTTAGGACTTCCCAGCAATTAAAGGAATCATACACTATATATTTCTATATAATAGACCTGATATTTAAGCCGTTACTATCTGAGACTGTTCTGTTGAAGAAAATTCTTCCCATTTTCCACCAACTTCATCATAAACGTCTCCAAGTGCTCTCCATTCATATTGTGAATCTCTTGTGGCGATTCCCAATCTATTTAAAACTTTTTCAACATTATTTAAACTTTCGCCTTCATCATCAATTTCTTTCCCAGCGGCAACATTCATGTATCTTGCCGCCATGGTTTTAAAACTTTCCTGTTTTATTACTTTATATATTCGTTAGATATATAAAGAAATTATCTATATCATAATAAATAATTTTTTCTTTACATTTCTGTAAAGCATAGACTATATCTTTTACCACTTTCACGTGGTAATCTCCTACTGCCCTATACTCATAGGTACTTAGTCGTTGAACC